ACAAGGATGTCTAATGGTTCAGTAAGTTTTATAGAACTAGGCATTCGCTTGTTGTTGTTTGAGTTTTTCTTCCTCTAGGTGTGCTCTCAACATCTCAACGTACACGTCCCTTTCCCAAGGAATCATGTTTTCAATCTCAGTTAATGAATATTTATGATACTGCATGAGAGAAAAATTAAGTCTAAAATAATTCTCCAGACTCATGTGAATCATACCTAACCGAAAAAACTGGATAACCCTTCCAATACTATAGTACTTTCAACTTTAGTCTTTGGATTTTTAACCTTGACTGTATGAGAAAGTTTAGGCATCGTCTCAAAGAAAGCTTCAATCTCTTTGAACTGGGAGGAATTCATTTGTTCTAAGAATGAATTAATCTCCTTCTTAGTACAATCAGCGGCTGTCCATACTTCTTCTTCATTATAAATTTTATCCACACAGGAGGAAATCAAATCAAAAGACTGATCCATCGTTGCATCACTATTGAAATCAAAATTATTCTTTATAAATTCTGCAAGAGATGGATACTTCATTTCCATTACTAATGAAGCATCTACTTTAATCTTATTAGTGTGATCATCATTCTTTAATATTCCGATTTCATCAATAGGAATGGTCACAGGAACATAAGTCTCATTATCATCAGGACACAGAAGTTTAACTTCAAGTTCCTCTCCTACAGACTTACCTCTTATATTTAAAAATAGATACTCAATATCAAATGTAGGAAGTGTATCTACTTTAATTCCTCTGGTCCGAATACAAGACTT